GCCAAAACCAATGACTAACTTTCTAACACCTTCGTTGTAAAAATGATTACCAAACATTATTCGTCTACCTCACCAAATGGGTTTCTTTCTGTAAAGTCTAAAATATCATCTGCAATAGAAGCTGTATCATAACCTGCTTCAGTATTTAAATCTAAGTTATCTGCATATGGCGATTGTGTCTGTATGTTAGTTGCACCTGGACTATATGTTTCTTGCATTAAGAAAGCAGGTTGACCACTTGCATAGTCTAAGTAGTCTTCTAACATAATTGAACCTTCACCATCTAGTGCCACTTGACCAACTTCTAATGATACTTTATGTTGTAATATATCAAGTGTTCTATTGTCTTCGTATTGGTCAATAACTTCATTACCTGTATCAAGTTTTTCTGAAGCGTATTCCCAACGAGTAACTTTAAGTTTGTAAACAGGTAAGTTACCTAATTGAAAGAATGGCTCTTGGTCTTCAACAAATAGAATTTCAAAAAATGAATTCATTAAAGGCACATATAAAATATCGCCTTCGTTTGGTCGACCAGTTGCAATTAGATTTGCTGTGTTTGATACATGTTCTTCAAATCTTCTCTTAGAAACAACCAATGTAGTGTCATCTCTAATTTCTAAACCAAACTTATTAATGATTTCTTGTTCGCCAGCAAATCCTTCGTTTGTTTCAAAGTACATTTCAATTGCATAACTATCATCAAACTTAGATGTAGTATCTTCACCAAAGATTAAGTCCCTATTTACAAGGGTACGAGGCATATAGTAAACATCTTGGCCATATATTTTTAGGCCTTCAATGATTAAATTTTCGTGTAGTCTTTTCTCGTTGTCGTTGCCAATGCCTCGGCCTGCCTGGAAATAGTGATTAACTGCCATGGCATTATCCTATCATCATTGCTGGATTTAATTCGAAAGTGCTTCTAATCTCTTGTTCTAGTTTTTCAATATCTTGCATTGCTTGTTGATAGATTTCAACACCGTTAAGTGTTACACCACCAATCATCTGAACACCACCAAATTTTGATAAATTAGCACCCCATTGTTTTTTAAACAAGGCAGTTGTGTATCTCTTTAAGTAAATATCATTCCACACATCTGTGTAGGTTGCTGGGTCTAACTTACGATAACACTCAATGACAAGGTATTCATCTGTCGCTAAATCATTTGTCCAGTCCATATCAATGTATAGTCTGTTGTCGTGTTGATTGAAACGAATTGGTTTTTCACCAACTAAAATGTGGTCTAAGAAATCTAAGTGTCTTAAAACAATATCATAGTTAATTATTGAAGTAGATGAAAAGTCATATAAGTCATTTAATCGTAGTTGATACCTTACATCAAATAGATTTAAGTTACCTTTGTTTGAAAATGGGAATATATTAATAACTGAGATAACTGTTTCTGGAACAACTAAGAAATTATTGTCTTCATACCAAGTAGTTGAAACGCTATTTTTGGTAGCCGTTTCACTTGACGGATTAATAGCTGACAATCTTGCTTTGTCGGCTGCTGTAAGTTTGTATTTTAAATAAGTTCTTCTAATACCATCATAGTGGTACTGTTGAAAATACTGTACAGCTTCGTCTATTCTATCTTCTAACTGGTCATCATCCACATTGATTTCAATGACCGGTTTACCAAGATTTCTTAGACAATACTGTTTAAGTGTTTCTCTGGTGCTTGGAGTTGCCATAAGTTATATTCCCTTTTACTATATTTATAAGATTTTTAAACTATCTTTGGGAATAGATTGTCACTACAGAATAACTTAATATCGTTCTCAGGAAGGCCTAATGATTGCATAACCCTAGGCGTATGTGGATTCATTTGTTGGTGATGGCAGTAGTAATTTTGCGCCTCAATAACATCATCTCTACTGGAATCACCTGAATATGTGCCAATTCTGGCAAGATAATTATGTAGATTACCTAATGCAATATCACATATTTGATTTAATTCAACAATATCTTTTACATTGCCAGCTGCAATCATACCACCACTAAAGATAGCCTTTGCCCAATCAGGCAATTCTCTTTCTTTACTAGGTTTAAAATCTTTTACTTCGTTAATAAACCACTTTGTTAATGGGTGTTCTTTTTGTAATAAAGGTGAGAAATCGTGGAAGGCACCTGTTACTTTGTTTTGACCTGCAATAATATCAAAACCATAAATCGGTCCACCATTGTCTAACTCTGGAAATAAACAGACATGCATCATCCAAAGTTTTTTACTTTCTCTTACATCAACGACATCAACATGAGCTCTTCGAACAACATTGTTTCTCCATGTTCTATTAACCCAACCATAATCAGGATTGTTAAATCTTTCCATTCCCGGTTCGTTATATTCTTCACACTGAACATTTAACATGGTCACCATGTCGTCTTTCAGTCTAATTAATCTTTCCCAAATCATTCATTTCCCCAAATAGTTTAGTTGCATAATCAAAACAAAGTCTTGCCTCTGGTAAAACAGTGTGTTGATATATGTTCAAATAAGTGTTAATTTTATCTCTTACAATCTCTTTATACTTATATTCGTCTGGTCTAAAGAAATAATAATTATTAGGACCTGGTGTTTTTCTTCTAATCATTTGGCCACCAGATAGGTCACCCAAATGTCTTACATAGATATGTGCATATAAACTTTCTGCACTTTCTTTAATTAATTCTATGTGTTTAATATAATCAACTGTACTTTGTGTAAGTGTTGGTGCATCATCAAATTT